ACCGGCCCCGAATTCTCGGTTCTGTTTCATATGTTTTGCCGGGCGCTCTATGCGGGCGTGCTGGGGTTCATCGAGATCGTGACGCCCGGCGCAAATCTATGGGCATCACATCACGGCCCGGTCGTCGACTCGGCGATCTGGTGCTCGCATCATGGGCCGACCGCTACACCGTGCGGGCAATGGTCGGCGGTAGTGGCGACCACTGGCTGCTAGGAGATAAAGAAAAATGGCAACGCGTCCAATAGGCAACCCCCCAATCTGGTCATCAATCGACTTCTACCCGCCAGGCGTAGATCCATGGTCAGGCAACGCTCGGAGCGTCCCGATCCCGACAGGGGAAGCGGGAGGATTCACGCCGGAGACCGGAATCGTCGCAGAATATGCGAACGCAGAATTCAAGGTGCTTTCGACGTGGGTCGAGTGGCTCAGCTTCGGATCGAATGCCGCGGGCCTTGATGCTCACGTCATCGAGACCGATTCGACGGGCGTCTCAGCGATCGCCGGACTAACCGCGGGCGGCACGGCTGGCGCATTCCCGGCGATAACCGCGACCGCTAACGCAGGGGCCACAGGCTCGGTCATCAGCGCGACGAACAACTCAGGCGGCTTCGCTATCCTCGCAAACTCAAACGGCGTGCTCGCGGCCATCAGGGGCGTCTCGACGGGCGTGCAGCCTGGCATCGAAGGCCGCAACACGGGCGGCGGCGGACCTGGTATCAGCGGCACTGGGGACGGCGCAGGCTCGGGCGTTGTCGGCACGGGTGGCGCGACGGGCGAGGGCGGCACGTTCACGGGCGGCGCGACCAGTGGCGCGGGTGTATCGGGCACGGCGATCGGCGCGTTCTTCGGTGTGGCCGGTGTTAGCTCCGCCACATCAGCCGGAGCAGGCGGCGTCAGCGGGACCGCAACGCGAAACGATAGCACGGGCGTATCTGGCCTCGCTCTTGTGGCCGGCGCGAATCCCCTTTCTGAATCTGCCTCGGCTGTGCTTGGCTTGGGGGTCGACGCTTCGGGCGTGTATGGCAAGAGCACGAACGGGTACGGGGTATGGGCCGAGAGCACTGGGGTTATCCGTGCGTCGCTCCACGTCGAGCCGCAAGCAAGCGACCCGATCGCGCCGCTTGAGGGTGATGTTTGGTACAACGCAGCCGAGGACAAACTAAAGGGAAGGATCAGTTCTTTCAATATGGGCCTATGGTCCACGCGCCGCGGCTACACGTATGCGATCGAAGAGCAGGTAGGATCGATTAATACAGTCTCGACGACATTCCAGACGGTGATCACTGCGTCGTTTACCACGCAGACAGAACCCATCATCGGATCGGTTCTCACGTTTAGCGTAATTTTTGAAATGGGTTGCAGCGTGATCGGTGGCAGCGGAGCCGAAGAGTTCGAATGGCAGGTCCTAGATGTGACAGATGGGGTCGCCACACCGATCCCCCCACGTCTTGAGGTGTCGCATGTAGCCAGCACTTTTGCAGACGAACGCTATATCACGGCCAAGGCATCCTACACAGTAGCGGCGGCAGGGGCTCAGTCGTTTGCGCTTGAGGTCAGATCTATAAATCCAGTTCCAGCCGTTCGGATCAGGCGAGCGGTCATGGAGATCACCGGATCGCACGGGTAGACAATGGCTAAGAAGAAAACAAAGACCAAGGCCAAGGCCAAGGATCCGTCGAGAGCACAGGCGGATCCGGGGCGCAAGGCTATCACCAAGCCGCTCAAGCTAACGCAGGAGATAATCGAGCAGGCCGCGGCGATCGTGCGCATGGGAAACTTTCGATATGTGGCACGCGGGCGGCTGGGAATCAGCGAGGGAACATGGAAGTCGTGGCTGTCCCGCGGCCGCCGCGACCTTCGGGAATCGGAGAACGGCGAATCTGAGATGTCTCTTCAGGCGAAATTTGTGGTGGCGCTCGACAAGGCTGAGAACGAGGCGCTGTCCGAGATAATCCGAGACGTTATGCTCCTAGGAAGCGACCCGGCGAGCGTCAAGATTAAGCTTGAATACGCATACAGGAGACACGGGAAGCTATTTTCAAGAACCGCTAGCGGAATTGATGACGAGACGGGCGAGACCGTCCGCGTCGATCCGCTGGAGTTATTGGCCGAGAAGCTCAAGCCGTTCATCGACTAATGGGACGACCAACGATCATCGAGACGCTGGGAAAGATTAGCCCGGCCAAGATCCAGGCGATGATCGCCACGCTATCACCAATTGAGGCTCAGTCGATCATCGACTGCTGGCCTCTGTGGGCGCTTCCGCATCAGCAAATGCCCGAGGGCAAATGGCGGCGATGGAGTTTGCGAGCGGGTCGCGGCGGCGGCAAAACATACGGCGGCGCCAAATGGATCAACGAACTCGCCGAGGATCGATCGAAGATCAAGACCGGAGACATCGCTATCATTGCGCGGACGTATACCGATGTTCGCCAAACCTGCATTGAAGGAAGCTCGGGGATCCTTGCGACTGCAAAGCCAAGCTTCCGGCCGATATGGGAGCCGGGAAACCAGCTACTAACGTGGCCCAACGGCGTGCGCGGTCGAGTCTTCTCGGCGGACAAGCCCGAGTCAATCCGCGGCCTAAATGCGTCTGTAGTTTGGGGCGATGAGGTCTGCCACTGGCCCGCGCCTGATAAGACGTGGTTCGAATCCATTGAACCCGCGCTGCGCATCGGATGGGCCCGCGCAATCATGACGACAACGCCGCTCCCCGATCCGTTCATCCGCAAGATCGAGGAGATGCCCGACACCGTAACCACGCGCGCGAGTACCTTCGACAATCCGCACCTTCCTCAAGGCGTGCTCGATAGCCTGCGAACAAACTACGAAGGCACGCGCAGAGGCCTGCAGGAGCTTTACGGCGAGATCCTAGAAGACTCAGACGCCTTCTTATGGTCGCTCGACACGATCGCAGAGCATCGAGTGCGCAACCGGCCCGAGCTGACGCGCGTCGTGGTTGCGATCGACCCGGCAGTGACAGCCCACGCAGACAGCGACGAGACGGGGATCGTCGTGGCGGGCGTAGATTCTAGCGGCGACGGTTACGTTCTGGAGGACGCGACCATGAAGGGCAAACCCCACGAATGGGCAAGCCGGGCGATCCAGCTCTACAAGGCGCACGGCGCCGATCGCATTGTGGCCGAGGTGAACAACGGCGGCGATCTAGTCGAGTCTGTTTTGCGCGGCATCGATCGCAATGTCAGTTATAAGTCGGTGAGGGCGACCCGCGGCAAGGTGCTGCGAGCCGAGCCCGTCGCCGCGCTTTACGAGAAAGGCCGAGTTCATCACGTCGGCATGCTCGAACAGCTAGAGAATCAGATGTGCGGATGGCAGCCAGGGCAACCATCGCCCGACCGGATCGACGCCCTAGTCTGGGCGCTGACCGACTTGATGCTTGCCAAAGAGGAACCCGTGGGCAGTATCTTTGCCTACTTGTAGCGAGGACCGATCAGATGACGGCCAAGAAGAACAAACAAAAGAAGCAGGACGCGGACGGCGTGTCGATCGCCAGGCCTGACGACTACGCAAACGCGGTCACCGGATTAGGCGGCCCACCGGATAAGAGTCAGGGGACTTTCTTCCAGGCACAGCCGCGCCTGCAAGCTCAGGAATTGCATCTGTGGTACGAGCAAGACGCGCTAGCCGCCCGGCTGATCGATCGATTGCCAGACGATGCCACGCGGGAGGGCTTCACGCTCACGGGCGAGGATGAATCGTTCAATTGGAATTCTGTGATGAGTGAGCTTGAGGATCTCGACGCGCTCAATGCAGTCGCGGACGGCTGGCGATGGGCTCGATTAGCAGGCGGCGCGCTGATCGTTCTTGCCGTGAATGACGGGCGCAAGTTTGAAGAGCCGCTCGACCTTGCGAACGCTCGCGGGATCGCTGGGATTCAGGTTGTCGAGTCGACATTCGTGCAGCCCGACGAATACGATCGCGGCCTAGGTTCGCGCGCTTTCCAGCTTCCGAAGCACTACGTGATCAACATGTCAGAGGGCGGCAAGTCGAGGCGGATCCACCGCAGCCGAGTCATCAGGATCGACGGAATGAAGATATCGGCGGCGCAACGGATCAACCGCGGCGGCTGGGGCCCGAGCATCCTGCAGCGCGTAGCAACGCAGCTTCGCCAGCTAGGCGAGGTGATGGGGTACAGCCGATCGATCGCCCACAATATCAGCGTGCCCGTGATGAAATTCAAGGGGCTGCGCACGGCGCTATGCGGCGACACCAAAACGATGTCGCAGACGGAACGCATGTTCGAGGCGATCCGGTTCACGATGGACAATTTGCATATCCTCGCGCTAGACAGCGAGGATGAAGTTGGCGAAGCCAAGCGCGACGTTTCTGGCCTTGAGAAGCTGATCGAGAAGTTCGTCGATGGGCTTGTTCGATCAACCGACATGCCGCGAACGATCCTGCTAGGTGAACAGCCGGGCGGGCTCGGCTCAAGCTCTGATAGCGAGATCCGTGCGTGGTACGATCACGTGCACGCAAAGCAGCGCCAAGTG